GGTGTTGCGCGGCTCGCTGGCGTAGAGCGGTTGGAAATCCAGTCCCGAGGCGGCGAACTGGTCGCAGGCGTAGCTGGTGCGGATCACCGCGAGGAACGTCGCGGCGTTGTTGGCGGCCGAGGCGCCGTAGAAGTCGAGCTGGCACTGCCACTTCGTCGGATTGGCGAAGCTCTGCACCATCGTGGCCGGGGCGTAGCTCGATCGCGTGGTCGACAGCGACGACAGCAGCATCGGCGTCATTTCGATGAAGTCGCCCGTCGGCATTGCGACGCGGTTCGCCTGGCCCTGCACCACCTCGCCGGCGAACGCGGACAACAAAAAACCGCGCAAGGCGGTCAGCAGGTCGTCATCGGTGATCGAGATCGACAGCGTCACGGGACCACCTGCAGGCACAGAATCACCCGGCACCAGTCCGGCCACTGCTCCGGTACCGCCACCACCAGCCAGGTCTGGCCGTTGAAGACGAACTTGTCGCCGCCCTTGGCGGTGCCTCGATCGACGCCGTAGATCTGGCCGTTGAGGTAGATCGAGCACAGCTCGCCCTGGATGTTCAGGCCGTCGACATGCTGCAGATCCTTGAAGCTCAGCTCCTGTTTCTGGATCGTGACCGAGACCGGATCAGCATAGGTCGGCACCTGCTTGCCGCTGGCCGATGTCGTGTAGCCGCTGGCCTGCGACACCTGCGCGGCGATGGGGGGGTTCACCGTGCCGATCGCGCCGGAGACGATGCCGTGGAGATTCACTTGTGCGTGACCTCGTAGTCGGCGCTGTTGACCATGTGGCCGGTGTCGATCAGCTGCTTGTCGTTGCCCTTGCGGACGATCGTGGAGCGCGCCAGCGGGACTTCGTCGAAGTCGCGGATCGACTGTTGCAGCTGACCCTTGATGCCCTCGCCCATGCGCGCCAGCGTGGCGTTCGCGTCGAAGTTGGTCGCCTTGAGGTTCTTGGCCATAGCCTCACCCCAGTCCGACGACTTCGCCTCGATCATGTGGCGGAAGTACGGCCGCGCCGGGATCGTGACGGTGTGCTCCGGCACGTCGTGCGTGGTGGCGAAGTTGGACAGGTTCTGCTTGACGAACCGGCCGTTCTTCATGAAGTCGCCGGACTTGTCGATCTTGCGGAATATCGTGGTCTGGTGTGCCTCGACCTTGATCGTCGCGCCGAACTCCTGGATCGCCGCCACCGAGGCGGTCGGCGTGCCGTCCGGGTAGGTCGATCCCTCGAGGAACCCCAGCCGCAGTTCTTCGCCCTGCCCGAGTCCTTTGCGGATCTCCTCGAGGCGTCGTTTCAGGCCGTCGCCTCCGGTCATGCCGATGACAGCCATCAGAAGCGGCCCGGCCAGCCGAAGCCCGCGCCCGGATACGACCGCCCCGGCACGTACTGCATCGTCCGGTACCGCGCGGTGGCCTGCCAGAACGACGCGCCGTACTTCGTCTGCAGGAACCACGCCGCGGTGAACGGCACCACGCCCATGTCCGTGCCGACCGACACCGAGCCCTCCGTGGCGGTGTTGACCCTGCCAACCAGTGGCGATGCGGGTTGCGTGGCGCTTCCCGCGTTCATCTGCGCGATGTGGGCCACCAGCATGTTCAGCAGCACGGCGCGCTGGGCGACGTCCTGAACGCGGCTGTCCTCGGTGTTGGCCAGGTAGATCGTGGCCTCGTCGAAATACGCCTGCAGCAGCGCATCGCTGACGTTGACGAACTCCGGGTACCGAACCCTGAAGGCGGCCGGATCGAAGACGACGACACCCGTGGCCATCAGTCTTCCTTGTCAGCCGGCTTGCCGTCGTAGGCCTCGGGCTTGATGCCTGGCGCGGGCTTGTCGAGATCGAGCGGCTCCAGGCCGGACTTGATCTCTTCCTGCTCCTTCGCCTGACTGGCGGCCGAGCGCTCGTTAGCCTGCTCGAAGATCAGGCCGTCCTTCAGCGGGCTGAAGGTGGCGTACTCGGCCTTCCACGCGTCGAAGAAGTCCTTGTCCACCGGGGTGAGGCCGTAGCCACCGATGATCTTGGAGCTGTTCGCGCCGTTGAGGGTGACCGACTTGCCGCCGGTCTTGATGATGAGGCCGTGCGGCAGCTTGCAGCCGACGATAACGTTTGCCATGGGGTACTCCTGAAAAAAGTTGTGCCCGGCAGAGGGAGGGCTGCCGGGCACAAAAAAACCCGCACGAGGCGGGCCGCTGGGGTGTTGCTGGCAGATGCCGTCAGATGCCGTACATCGACGCGATCGCCACCGGCCGGCGGATGATGGCGCCCCACGAGCCGGCGGACTTCTTCTGTTGGAAGCTGGACAGCTTCACCAGTACCGGGTGGGCCCGAAGCTTCTCGGTGAAACCGGAGAAGGCCGTCGACTGCCCGTCCACCTCGTCGAGGATCAGCTGCATCAACTCGGTGGTGCCGGTGCCTGCCGCCGAGTACTCCACCGCCGACACCACGCGCAGGTTCGGAAAGTTCTTCTTCAGCTGGTCGCTGACGTTGACGTTGTACTGGTTCGTCTTGGTCAGGTTGACCTCGCTTTCCGGCGACAGGGCCAGCGTCATCTTGGCGTCGCGATCGACCAGACCCTTCATCTGGGTCACCAGCTGGCCATACAGCGCGCGGATGTCGTCGTAGACGCCCTGGCCATCCTTCAGCGCCCATGTGGTGCCAGTCGAGGGAGCCACCGGCGCCAGCGGCGTGATGCCTGCCGGAAGCGATGGATCGTTCAGCAGACCGTAGTTGTCCAGGCCGGCCACGCCGAAGAAGGCGATCTTGTTCGCCGCCTTGTTGATGGTCAGCACCGAGGCGATGTTGAGGTTCTGGGCGAAGTCGATCCGCGCCTCGCCGGCCATCTCCATCTCGCGCTCACCCCAACGAGTGACGGTCTGGAAGTGGTAGCTCTGCCGTGGCACCCAGTTCACGTTCGCGGACGACTGGCCGTTGTTGCTGTAGTCGCCATAGCTCGACACCTCGCCGGTGGACTCGACCACCTGGAACTGAGCGGTGAGCGTGGTCCAGTCGCCCTTCTTGGCCTCGCCGATGATCTCGGTGGCCTTCATCGGGGAGACCAGCACGCGAACCACTTCCGGGTCCAGGTAGTTGGCCAGGAACGCCGGGATGCCGGCATTGCTGACGGTGATCAGGCCCGGCTGCGCATCCATGGCTAGGTTGATGTCGTGGGCGAGCTGCGGGTTCGTGTAGCCCCGGAAGTCGCCCAGTTCGATGCCGCGTGCACGCAGCTCGCGGATTTCCTGCTGCAAGTTGAGGGTCATGGCATCAGTTCCAGGTGGTGATCTTGACGAGCTCGTTGGCGGCAGCGGAGCTGCCCACGAACCATTTGGTTTCCACGTAGCTGCTGGACGACGCAGCCTGCGCGGTGATCGTGCCGGGCGAGGTCGACAGCGTGTACGTGCCGGTGCCGCCGGTGCCGGTGCCCAACGCGGTGATGGTGGTGCCCGCCGCCACGCTGGCACTGGTGACGACATCGCCGACCTTGAGCGCGCCGGACGATACGGCGGTCACGGTCATCACGTTGGTGGCGAAACTGGCGGTACCCACGAATGTGCTCGGAGGCGTGCCGGCCACGCCGGTGGCGATGGCGCCGGTGTTGTGGTCGGCGAACACCTTCTGACCGACGGTGGCCACGGTCAGGCTCTTGGCCCAGAAGTCGCCGGCGGACATCAGCGTCACCGGCTGACCGGCAGGGATGTTCATCGACGCTTCGGCGAGCCACGTGACGATCAGTGCCTGCATGTCGCGATGGATGAAGCCGGTCGGAACGCCGCTGCCGGCGTTGGTCACCAGGCCGTTGGCGTCGGCCCAGCCGAACAGGCCGACGTTGGCGCCACCGGTGCCGGCGACGAAGGCACCCGGGCCGGCCAGAACGCTGGCGTTCGGGTTGGCGGAGGCGAAATCACCGGCGACCGCAGGCGCCGGCGTGATGTTGACTTGATTCTGGAAAGGCATGGTTCAGGCCCTCGCGAGCTTGGTGGCGTTGGGGAAGCGGGCGGCGAAATCGCTCGCGTGGGAGGCGTCCATGGCGACGCGTGGCGACGGAGCGGACTTGCGCTCCTTGGCCATGCTGACCATCGCCGGCAGGGCCGAGGCATGCACGCCCTTGGTGTCGACGCCGACGGAGTCGAGCGCGAAGCGGTAAACCTCTTCGGCCGAGTCCATCGCGACCACGGCACCGACGAGCGGCTGCACGTCCTGTTCGGCCTGGCGGATGGCGCGAAACTCGCTCAAGGCGCTGGTGCGGGCGTTGTCGGCGGCCAGACGAATGGCGGCGTCGTTGGCCTTCTTGCCGTCCTCGTCAGCCTTTTTCTTGGCTTCCTCGTCTTCCTCGTCGTCGGCCTTCTTCTTGTCGGCCTCGTCCTTTTCCTTCTTCTCGCGCGCCGCCTTTTCCTCGGCGGTCTCGTCGTCTTCATCCTTGGCCTTCTTGTCGTCCGGATCGTCCTCGGCCTCGTCGCAGGCCAGCTGCAGCACGCGGGTCAGCGCCTCGACGTCGATGTCGACCTTGCCGGCGAAGACCGACTTGGCATCCATCGCCAGGAACTCGGGTTTCTTGTTGCCGCGCACGATGGCGCGGAGCTGGGGAATGGCGCCGTCCTGAGCCAGAAGCGGCCGCAGGTAAGCGCCAAGGGCCGCGCGCATGGCGACCGACTTGTTGCTCAATTTCATGGGTGTGAACTCCAGTGGTAATGAATCGCCGACAATGACGTCAGCACCTGCGCGCCCGGCCTCGACCAGGGCGACGTGATTCCCGACGATGTCCGTCATGCGCCCGTCATACGGGACGCCTTCGTAGTCGCCGGGTGTCATGTCGGCCACGTAGCGATACGAGGACGACAGCTCTCTTTGCTCGCCGGTCTCGATGCCGGCGATCGCGCTCGCGTCCCAGACGGTGAGCGAGTTCTTGAGGTAGGGCGGATCGAACACCGCGTCGTTGCCGAGGCAGCCGACGACGTCGTATTTCTGGGTGTCGGAGGCGCTGACGGCGATGTGCCGCTGCATCAGCTGGATACCATTGAACGTCGGCGCCGCCTTAGCCAGTTCCACGGGGTCGCGCAGGAGCATGTAGACCTGATTCGGATTCAGGCCGAGCGCTTCGCTGTTCGGGATCTCGCGGCCGTAATACGGGCAGACGTTCGCCTTGCTGATCGGCGAGATCTCGACGTGCATGCGGCCGTCGACGTCCATCCGGCGCACGGTGGCGCGATCCAGCGCGAGCCGGTCAGTCTTCATCGGTTGATTCCTCATGATCAGTCGAACCCGGGAAGCACCGGGGTCCAGCCGCAACGGCAGTTCGGGTCTTCGCCCGGCATCACGTGTCGGCCTTCCTTCGGCATCCACATGCCCTCGGCGAGCTTGAAGCGCTTGCCGTCGGCGGCCAGGTGCTCCGGCCGGGGATGCTTGCCGCCGTGCGAGTGCCGCCACGTTCCCTCGACAATCCCGAGGTTCTGCTGCCGCGTGGACTGCAGGACCGAGGTCGCCTTGTTGTTCTGGTCGCGCGCGATGAACGCGGCGCGGCGCTGGGTGATGCCGTAACGCTTCTTCAGTTCGGCGGTCAGGCTGCCGAGATCCCGCCCGCGCGCCACTGAGCGCATCACCAGACCCTCGACTTCGGTCAGGTGCTGCGAGGAGATGGACTTGATCAGACCAACCTGTTCGCCGATCACCGCCTGGTAGGCGTCGTTCATCGGCTGTGACATGGTGAACTTCACCGTAAAGCCATGATTCTGCAGCCCCGATTTCAGCGCGGTATCGGAGTGCAGCAGAACCTTCTCGGCCAGTCGCTTCGAGAGCGTCACGGCCAGTTCGTCGAAGCTCTTCTGCCAGCGCTTACCCCGCCTGGCCATCGCCGCGCGCATCGCCGCCGCCGGGCTGTCGTCGCGTGCCAGCACCTCGCCCTTGTACTCAGCGGTCAGCCAGTACACGAAGGACTTGTGCATCTCGGCGACGGCCTTCTCCAGCTTCTGGCGGTACCAGGCTTGTATGCCGGCGTTGCCGCGCACGACGGTGAGTTGCGGGGCATCCTTCGGCCGGGTGACTTGGCGCAGCGTCGCCACGGCCTATTTCTCCACGCCCTGAGTATCGGCGCCCTCCTCGTCGTCGCCTTCTTCTTCCTCGATCTCGTCGGTGTTCAGGCTGTCGTTCAGCACCAGCGAGTTGTAGGCGCCGTCTGGATCGGAGGCGATACGCGTGCGGGCCTCGTCCTGCGTGATGACGCCTGAGGTGATCAGCACAGCGTCGGTCTCGGCCTCCACCTTGTTCGTGGCGGCTATCTCGGCCTCGGTCAGCTGGTGCAGAGGTTCGAACACGAAGTCGATGTCAGTGTCGATGTCGCCGAACTCGTCCAGTTGAATCAGATCGATAACGCGCTTCAGTGGCTCGCGGAAGTCGCGCTCCTGATCGGAGTGCACGTCGTCATAAAACACGCGGATCTCGCCATCGCTGGAAGCATTGAGTCCCGCCGGCGTGATGCCGGTGAGCTTAACCAATGGGATGCTGCTGACGGACGACATCTGTTCCTGCGACTGCGCCTGCAGCGCGTCCAGTCCGGACAGCGGGGTGTTGAACTGGAAGAACTCTTCCGTTTCCTTGTTGAGCACCATCGCGCCGCGGTTGTCGCGTGTGCGGTTGAATAGCTCAACGCGCTTGAAGAATTGGTCTGCGCCATCGGCATCGCCGCCAAGCGTTGCCTGCATATCGGTCTTGAAGCCGCTGACCGAGAAGGAATGCACGATGTCGGATACGCTGTCGCGCGTGCGGTACCAGTGGTCGACATACGGCTTAGCCAACTGCGACATCGACAGGCCGCCGAAACTGTAGGCTGCTTTCAGCATGTCCGGCACTGGCCGCGAAATGATCATGATCATCCGGCTGGTGTGCACGGTCTTGCCCATCACAAACCAAGTCATGGGCTTGTAGAAGTCTTTGGCAAGCGGGTTGGTCGAGTTGTAGAGTCCGGGATACGTCCACATCGGTTCGACCTTGCGGAACGCCACAAGCGAATCCTTCGTGACCTTCTTGGAGGACACGAATAGAGGTGACTGCAGCTCAGCCGCATCATCGGTGGCCAGAACGCCGGCTGGCGTCTTGACCTCGATGTAGATCTGCCCTCTGCCGAAGTATCCGTCATCCTCGGCGACCTTCTGGAACAGCTCGCGGATACCGAAGCGTCGAAGCGCCGTCTCGATCTTGTTGATTCGGTCGGACTTGTCGCCTTCACCGCTGGAGGTCAGCTTGATCCATTTTCGCGTCATCTCCTCGGCAAGCGTCGAGGACATCTTGCGGTACTCGGGGAGCTGCGCCAGCTCGGCCAGGTAGGGATAGCCCGGAAAGCCGGAGTAGCCGCCGAATCCACCGCACTGGTTGAGATAGTCGTAGGGCGTCGCGTCCTGCGCCAGCACGGACTGCAGTTGGTCGGCCGGGACCACGCCTGGCGCCGGCTCGTAGCGCTTCAGCTCGAACTTCTCCGGCTCGGTCTTCTGGTTCGCCAGCGCCAGCGTCGTCGGACTGATCTTCATGCGCGCGCGCTTCTTCGGCGCAGCCGGGATCGCCGAAGCGGGTGACTTCGGTTTGAACCAGTCGCGGAAGGTCATCAGGCGCGTCTCAGGAGTTCGTCGGAAATCTGCATCGGGGGCGTGCGGTTCGGCGCAAAGCACATCACGAAGGCGTCAGCCAGGTTCGGCGACGCCACTTCGCGCTTGGCGAGGTCTTTCTTGCTTTCCACCTTGACGCGGCCGCTCTGGTCGTAATCGCGCTTCGGCGTAGATAACTCATCCATCAGTCGCTCCAGCATGGGGCAATCGCTGCTGATGCTGATCATCTGGTCGACGTCGAACGTCTCGCCGCGGCGCACGGCGTTGTAGGTGTTTCGCAGCCGGTCGGCCACAAGCCACCACGTCTGCGCCTTCAGGTTCGAAAACATGTCCTTGTTCTTGATCTTCGGCTGGTATTCGCGCTCAGGCTTCCAGACCGCGGCACCGGCGTTGAACTTCGTGTAGCTGACGGCTGATGAATCGCCATCGGCGCGGCGCGCCTGGTTGACCTCGCCGAATTTGGCGCCCGCCGACGCACCCACTCCGATGCAGTCATACGTGATCGAAGCGCCACGGTCGCGAGCGTTCTTGTACGTGCGAGAGCAGCTTTTAAGCAGTTCATCCTCGCCAGCTTTCCACTCATCCATCCAGCTGAAGACTGAGCCGTGGGAGTACCCGTTCGCGCATTTGTCCGACCCGCTGTCCGCGACATCGAACCCGACCACTTTCGCGCCCTGAGCATCGAAGCCCAGCACCTTGTGCGCATCGATTGCCGCCTCAAGCCACGAGCGCTTGATGACCGTCGCGTCGTCATCCATTCGTGGCACACCGAGATAGATGTGCTCGAACGCATCGTGGTCACTGACGCGCATCGCCTCGATGATTGCGAGACTGGTAGCACTGAGAAACGGGTTCTCCGTGTAGTTGATCAGCCGCTTGACGGTGTTCGGCGGCGGGTTAACCACAAACCGTTTGTAGGTGAAGTCGCTGGCCAGCTTCGGGTTGAAGATGATCCAGACCTGAGACCCTTCCTTGCGGATCGTGGGTTCCAACACCTCCCACTGCGATTCGGTGAGGTTGTGCGCCTCCTCGATCCATAGGACGTCGATGCCTTCCAGCGACTTGATTTCGTCGATGTGCCGCCAGAGGCCGTAGAACAGGAACTCCGATCCCGTGCGGCGGTGGATGATCGAGTTGTCGGTGATCTTGAAATCAGCGGTCAAGCCGAACCGCTCGATCTGGATCTTCAGCAGCGTGTAGACCGACTCGGCGATCTTGTTCTGAAACTGACGCGCGCAGCAGACGCGGATCTTGCAATGCTGGGCTAGGAACACCGCGAAGCCGGCGGCATCCCACGACTTGGATGAATCGCGGCCGCCGTACAGAACCCGGTTGCGCGCCGGCGTCAGCCAGAAGTCGCGCAGGGCCGGGTTAAGCGTCGGTGCTTGCGTCTGGATCTGGTTTGGGGAGGCTTGCATAGAAGTCGCCGAGCCCCTTCGGCGTCATGGTTCCGTCGCTGGACGTGTGGTCGATCGCTGTCTTGTCGCCGTACCGCTTCGGGTCCCACTTCGCCAGCAGCTTCAGCCGCGTCTCGATGCGCAGCTTCGACCGGCTGATGTGGTCGTGGTCGGGAACCTCGCGGCCATCCGCGGTGCTCATGTAGTCACGGCTGCCATCGTCAGCGATGTCGAGGCAGTCCGCCGCGATCGCGTCGTAGCCCATATCGCGCGCCTCATCGAACTGCGCGGCAATCTCCGCGTCCTGCTTACGCCAGTCGTTCACGGTGCGCACCGGAATGTCGAGATCCCTGCAGATCACGGTCATTGGCTCCTTGCCGGTGGCCAGGCGCAGGCAGATCGCCGGCACCATCGCGTCCCGGTCGTACTTCCGTTCGGCACCCATAATCAGATATCACTCTTCGGCGGCAACCGCTCCAGCGGGCCGGGCACGGTAGGGGATGGACAAGGCTGGTAGCCGCCAATGCGATCTGGTGAGTTGTCGGCATGGATACGTCCGCAGGTTGAGCACTTACGCCACTTGCGATCGGCGTTAATCTCGGCCAGCAGCCACACGACCAGGCCGATCAGCACCAGGGCGGCGATCAGGATGGTGACGAAGGTGAACATGTCAGTGCTCGCGCTCGGTAACCAGAACCGCCTGCAGACCGATCACCTGGGCCCGGAGCTGGGCGTTTTGGCGGTCGGCTTCGTCGCCGGCACGAACAGCAGCGATTGCAGCTTGGACGCGGTCTGCAAGGGCTTGGGTGGCGGCTGCATCAGCGGCGTGGGAACGGGCTGTGCCTTCGGGCACGCCACGGCCAGGAGTTGCGGGGCAGTCGTTGCGCAGCTGCATAGCGCCAGCGCCAACAGTGTCAGGGAGTGCATCAGCAAGTGACGGGTACGCATGGGTCGTGGCCTGCAGGTAGCCGGAGGCGATGCCGGCGAAGTCGTTGGCTTGGTTGTTCTCGGTCGTGCGGGCGGTCTCGCTGGCCTTGACGGCTACGACGGTCTGCGAGGCGTTGGCGGCGTCCCACTTCACCTGCACGCCGGACGCGCCGATGCCGCGCTCATGAGCGCCGAACCAGATCAGGGCGATAGCGATGGCAACCAGCACGAGGCCGGCGGCGAGCAGCTTGGCGTACAGGGTGGCGAACATCAGAGCATTCCATCCTTGCCGCTCATCAGCCACAAGAACACGCCGACAATCACAGCGATAACTGTCACGACGATCACGATCACTGTGGCGATGATGGTCAGGATGTGCATCACATATGCTCCGCGTTGTCGTCGCCCTTGGGCTCACGCAGCTTCGGCTGCGGGATGCCACGCGACAGGATTGATGCGAAGGTGCTGATGACGGCAGCCAGCACAAGGATGCCAATGATCTGTTCCGGCACCCAGCGCACTAGAGCGGCATCCATGGCCTTGAAACCCTCGTAGGCGGCCACTGTTCCGGAGCATGCGCCGGACACGATGCCCCACCGAACAGACCAGAATTGCCACAACTTGAGCAGCTTGCCGTCGAGTTCGTCGATCAGGTTCATTTACGCTCCCAGATCATCGTGAACAACACCCATATCGCTGCGCCCGCGGTTGCGATGCTGCCGATCGTCTTGACGAACTTGACCAGGCCGCGCGCCGTGTTCCATGCCTCGACGAGGTCTTTCACCTGATTCGACAACTCGTCGACCTTGAGCGTGAGCTGGCGCATCTCGTGGTGGCTCACCTCGGCGTTACGGATCTCGTCGTCGCCCCTCATGCCGCGGCATCCAGTGCTGCCGCATAGTTCGCCGCCCAGTCCTGCGGTCGCGGCTTGCCGGGGCGCCAGTTGCGCAGGTAGTACGCCCATGCGCCATCGGCGTTACCCAGCTGCGGCAGCGGCGCGGCATCCGTCCACAGCAGCAAGCGAGCGAAGGCGCAGGCCAACTGGTCGTCACTCAAGAACGCGGCATAGGCGTCGCTGGACACCGGCGCCACGGACTGCAGGGCGCAGACGGCGCGGGCGTACTGGCGCGAGGAAGGATGCTCCAGAACGCCACGGATGCCGCCGCCCTGCTCGAACTGCCACAGGCTGCGCGCTGGACCACCGTCCTGCCGCCGGGT